TGATGATACATGGCAAGAAAAGTTTTATTCAGGTGTTTCTGATATGAAAAGTATACCATGTGAATGGGACGCTAATGGTAAACCAACTTTGTATACATTTGAAAAAGGACCAAATCATACACACGAATATGATTATGAAGGTATGCAAGTAGTACAAAAACGAATCACGAATGGTTTTCGTTTATTTGGCAAATACTATGAAGGATTGTGGGATTAATTTATTATAAATACCTATACTATCAAACACACACAATGGTAGTATACACACACAGGAGAAAACTATGTCTAATATGACACCTTTTGAGATACGCCTTGAACTTTTAAAAATGGCTCAAGGAATGCTATCAGATGATTATTATGGAAAACGTGAGCAAATCAGTAATGATTGGTCCACAAAATGTGACACTTCACGCAACAAAGGCGAAGACCCACCAGACCATCCTGGTTTTCCGCCTTATCCCTCAGAATCAGATATCATAGCCAAAGCACAATTGCTTAATGGTTTTGTATCTAATGTTTCCGCACCAGAAATTCCAAAAGTTTCCGTTAAGAAAACTTCTTAATTGAGGGTAGTGGGACTTTGCGTCCTACTTTTAACACACACAAGGAGAAAAATGCGAAGTAAACCTATAATTTTAAGTTTATTTTTTTCAATGATAATTTTAACATTATCATATGCGAATGTTGACACATATAATATACTACCGATTAAATCTACATTTAATAATTTAACCGCTGATGCTAAAATACAAGTAACTTGTTTAGCAGAGAACATTTATTTTGAAGCCGCACACGAACCATTAGATGGCAAAAAAGCAGTAGCTTTTGTCACTTTGAATAGAGTTCAATCCGGTTATGCCGATAATATTTGTGATGTGGTTCAACAAAAAACAAAAAGCACTTGCCAATTTTCTTGGTATTGTGATACCACATTTACCTCTAGACGCTTGACAATCAAACAGACTTCATTGTATAATGATATCTTAGAGCTATCAACAAATGTATTTTTAAATTTTGAAAGAATGGATGATGTGACTAATGGGGCAACCTATTATCACGCTGATTATGTAAATCCCAAATGGACAAGATTACAAAAGGAGAAACAAATTGGCAGACATATTTTCTACAAGAGCAAAATTGACCAAATTGACCGAACAAAAGGAATCATTTAACATGAATAAAGACCTAATCACTATCTGTATATCGGTAATAATTGTATTATTTGCCTCAATAATCGGTGTAACCGTGTATAATGTTAATGATAGAAACAACATGGCTAAAAACATTGAGGCAGCAATTGCCAAAGGTGTTGACCCATTATCCGTGAAGTGTGCATATGAAACAAGTGCTAATCCAATTTGTATCACATATGCAGCTACAGCAAAGAAATAATTTAAGGAATATATTATGAAATATGTGTTTAAACAAATAGATGATATCTCTGGCGCTAATGCAGTAACTACTATTGAATTTAGTGCAGATTATCTTCCTGATATCTTAGAACATGTTGAAATGTTTCTCCGTGGTTCTGGTTATATTATATCAGGCAAATTAGATTTTGTTGATTATGAAGATGAGTACACTACACCAAAATTTGAATGTGCTGAAGAAAACTATGAAGATGAGGATGAGGAATTAGATGAATATACTCAAACTCTAATAGATGAAGATGCATGGCCTTTTCCCAAAGAAAGACCACCTGAAGGAACAAAAACAGAACCATGGCCTGGTGTTGCACCATCTGTTTCGGCACAATATGTTGTGACACTACCAAAAGGTTCAGATGCCAACTAAAGAAGAGATGGCAAAATTTGCCAAAGCAATTGATAAGATAGTTTCTGAAACTAAATTTAATCATATTGAGGCAATCACGGAGTATTGTAGCCAAACTGGATTAGAGATTGAGATTGCAGCTACATTAGTTAACTCTAACCTCAAATCTAAAATTCAGATGGATGCAATGGATAATAATATGTTGAAAGAAAAAGGTTCACGCCTTCCAATATGACAGGTTATGAAGCGTTTTCAATTTATAATTCTCTGAAACTTCACTTCTCACAGCAATCATACGATTACTTTAAGTACAATGGTAAATCAAATATAACGATTACCAGTTTTGAGAATCGTAAAGACAAATACCATTTTTATAAACTCTCAAGGAAATATAATCAGGAAGATTATATTAATTTCCTTGTGGGTAACTTTATTCTCAATGAAAAAACTTGGGCAGGTGATTTATTGAAACCTGAAGCAGAGGCAAATTACCTAAGAAGAATGAAATACTTGCAATCCATGACATATAGTTTTGAGACTGAGTGCAAGTATATCTTTGATGATTTAGATGATCCTAACGATGTCCTGAAGAGTTTGGATGACGATTATCCAGTTCTTCTATTGATGGCTTTTAGGAAAGAAATACAACCTGAGACACTTGTTATGTTAAATGCCTTACTCAATTTCTTCCCCGCTTGGACAAAACAAATAACAGAAACTATCCGTTGGCCAGATTATCGGTTAAGAATGCTCAAGTATGCCTCATTTGTGCCATTTGATAGTGTAAAATATAGGCTGAAGTTGAAAGAGGTGATATCATAATATTGCCAAATCTCTTCTGAAAAGGCACATAAATAAATCTATATTATGTTTATGTGGATAAATCGTTTATACTTCGTTAATACTACGTTATACAAAAGGAAAATATATGAATAGTTTTGCAAATCTCAAGCGTGGCCGTTCTGACCTCGCTAAACTCACCAAAGCAATTGAAGCTTCTGGCCAGTCCAGTTCTGAGGCTGGTTCTAAAGATGATACAAGAATGTGGCAACCCAGCGTTGACAAGTCTGGTAATGGTATGGCCGTAATTCGGTTTCTACCTGCACCTGCTGTTGATGGTGACGATGCTCTTCCTTGGGTTCGTACATTCAGTCATGGTTTTCAGGGACCTGGTGGTTGGTTCATTGATAACTGCCTCACAACTCTTAATGAGAAGTGTCCAGTTTGTGAACACAACAATACATTATGGAATTCTGGTATTGAAGCAAATAAAGATGTAGCTCGTAAGCAAAAGCGTAAGCTTTCTTATCTGGCTAATGTTCTTATTGTTTCTGACCCTAGCAATCCAGAAAATGAAGGTCAAATCAAACTGTTTAAGTTTGGTAAGAAAATCTTTGATAAGATTACTGAAGCAATGAACCCTGAGTTTGCGGATGAGACACCTGTCAATCCATTTGACTTATGGGAAGGTGCTAACTTCAAGTTGAAGATTCGTAATGTTGAAGGCTATCGTAATTACGATAAGTCCGAGTTTGCTGATAAATCGGCACTCTTAGATGGTGATGATGCTAAACTGGAAGAATTGTGGAAGAAAGAATTCTCTTTGAAGGAATTCACAGAGAAGAAACAATTCAAACCTTATGACCAACTCAAGTCTCGCCTTGATAAGGTTCTAGGTTTTGAAGGTGCATTATCTACTATTAAAGCTGAAGATGTTGTATTGAGAAACTTTACTGATGATGAAGTCAAGATTCTTGATAAAGCAGTTGTTGAAGATGATTTAGATTACTTTAAATCTCTCGCAGAAAAATAAACTTTCCTTTAAAAGTTTAAACCCCGCCTAGTGCGGGGTTTTTTGTTTTAGCCTAAAGCATTTGCTGTAATAAGTCCATTATAAAATTCTTTAGGATATGGAGTGGCTTTTGAAGCCATTGAAACTTGACTTAATCCTCCTCCACCGCCAATCATTGTTTGACTGCCCATAATAGAAGCTAAAGAAGCTAAGTCTTCTGGTGTAAACATATTTTTACTACCTTCAAATGAAGCTTCGCTCGCAGATGCAAGTGTCTCACCAGAAGATGAACGATTTGATGCAAGCACGGTACCAGAGGGTGAGCCACTTAACGCAGCTTGTATCGTACTAGTCCCAATAGATGCTTTGTTATTTCCAACTTTATCATAATAGGATGAATTTGTATATGGATTCGCTATAGAAGCAAATTCTTGGGATAAAGCATATTGTTGTTTTATAGGATCATCACCACCTTGTTGTAATCTTTTGTTAATTAATGCTGTCACTAATTTATCTTGTGTAGCTGCATCAAAAGTGTCATTTATACTAACACCAGTGTTTCCGTATTTTCCTGATATTAGTCCTGCAAGTGTGTTAGGAATTATTTGATATCTTCCTGCTGCAAAAAGTTTTTTCTCTTGTTGTAGCCGCATAACATCACCAACTTTCATATTGGAAAGTCCAGGCATTCCGCCAGGCGTGTCACCAGCTTTACCTTTATTAGCAGCATCATAACCAGCTTTTCCTGATTCACCAGAAGCAATAAGGTCTAATAAATTTGTGTTTGTTCTTGATGGTGTTGTGCTTGAACTAGCAGCACTACCGCTTGCTTTAGCAGATTCATACATCATTCCTAATCTTTTTTGTTCATCACTAATTGGCCTTGTTGGTGTTGTAGTAATTGAAGTTTTAGATTTGTCACTTTCTATTGTTGGTGATTTAGCATTTGATGCAGCTGCATCCTCATCTTCTAATTCTTTTTCTAAATTTCCTGATCCAAATAATAAATCATAAAGCAAGTATAAGTCATAGATTGTCCACGCAGCTAATGCTATGGATATAAGTGCAGAAATTCCAGCTGAAAATGGTGCAGCGACTAATCCAGCAAAAAATCCTGATAACCGGAGTGCAACACCTATTCCTAATGTTCTAGTAACACGAGCTAAAATTCTACCCGTCCAACCTTTTTTATATGCTTTATCAGCAAAAGATTTCATCCTCTCTAATACTTTTTCCAATGGCATATTTTTTCCATTTGGATTATATCCACTTCCGCCTGGTGCCATAGAACCAGGTGCCATTTTATATTTTCCGCCAGTCGCTAACTTTTCGGCAGTCATTGAATTCAATTTACCTTTAGCTATACCACCAACTTTATATGCACCGGCAGTAGCAGCTATCATACCGGCCGCTTGACCTGTTTGTTTTAAAATATCCATGGCGCCGCCACCTTGATTACTATCTCCACCAACATTTTCTAAAGCTTTATATCCAATTAAACCAGCTCCTGCTAATGCAATTCCTTTAAGTATACTTCCAAATTTTCCACCTCCTGGTTTAGAACCTGGTTTAGAACCTGGTTTAGAACCTGGTAAAATTGATGGTATTGAACTAATAGATTTTCCAAGAAGAGCTGGGACGGGAAAAGGAACTTCACCTAATGTACTTACATCTGATTCATCCTCTCTACTTCAAGACATTAATATCAATAGTAAGATAACCGCAAAAAATTCTATGGCTTT